CTTGTTATATTATTTTCTTGACTCTTACTTGAAGCCATGTGCGTGGTAGTTAAAAGATAAAGATCTCCCTTGTACTCTATTTGCATTGGGAAATCTAACTTATCTCTTTTAGAAGAAAATAATTCGTTTGATTTATTAACTGATTTATAATGACCTATATACATGTGATGTCCTTAAAATGTAGAAAAATCTCTCTCTAAGAGAAATCCTTTTTCTTCTCTAGAAGAAGCTACCTGCATTGTTTGTACTTTATCCATAAGTTTTCTAGAAGACTCAGAAGATATTCTGGCCGCTAACTCCATGGACTCTGCCAATTCTACGATTGCTTCAACTGCTGCTAACGCAGTGTACTGGTTATCCGCAGCTGCAGCTGCAGCCGCTTCTCGTTCGGCTTCATTCTTCCCTATTCTATTCGCCTTATAAACTCTCTTATACTGGGCTTCAAGAAGCTTATATTGAGCTCTTGCAATGCCGGCAAATCTTGCAGCTCTCCCATAAACATTTGAAGATCTAGCAACCAAAGACCCAAGATCATTCAGCGTAAGATCAATGTAGTTTGTATCTGGTATCTCTACATAGTACTTTTCTAGAGCTATAGGATCTGAAAAAGTTAATACAAGTTCTTCCAACTGTGGATTTAAAAAATCTGATAATTTAATTAAAAGGTTTTTATGATTTAACTCAGTCATCTTTTTCTTTTTCTTTCTTAAATGATGTCAAGAACAAGTAATCGTCCATGCCATCTTCCAATATGATTTCGTGTATTTTTCTTTTTATTTTAGATAGATGTTCTCTTACAGTATTAGGATGTTCAGTTATCTTAATAGCTATCTCAGAAGATCTTTTGTTATCTATAAATCTCCACTTAAGCAGTTGCCTTTCTTGCACTGTGAGTTGATCAAATGGCGGGTTTGTTTCCTCCCCCGAAATCCAAAACTCATCAACATCAGATGCAAATAACAGGTCTATTGTAGCATACTCTATCGTGTCTACATAAGCTCCACCCTTGATACTGTCATCAGAATCTCCATCTCCAGACATATCATCTTGGGTCAGGAGTGGAAATGATTTCCTTCCTAATTGATCAATTAAAAATGTATCTACATTCTTTTTCAACAAATATAAAAAGTAGCTATACAAAAATGCGCTGAATGGTATAGGACCCTTTTCTGAATCCTTCTTCTCATACCTTTTAATGCATTGAAAGAATGTTAATCTTACAGTTTGTTGTATGTCTTCTTCTGAACAATACCTTTTTACCATGTAAAGAATCCCGGCTAATGCATTCATTAACATGCTTATAACCTGCTTGATTAAGCTTGTTCTTCATCAGCGCGTATCTTACGAATGTGTCTTTGACAAACAAGGAAATAAACCTTCTTATATCGTAGTCACTGTAGCTATACTTTCCGTGTGTATAGCATGGTAACATACTTGCTCAAGAAGTTGTTAAACACCTTGAGTAATTCTTCTTGCGATTTTTCAGATCCACCTTTAGCTTTTGCGATCAGTGCCTGCATCTCTTCTTCTTCGAGCTTGTAATATTGCTCTTTAAAACTTGCCATTACTTTCCTTCCCATATCGAAAGCTTGTCCATGTAAGCACTTCGTATGTCTTCATAAAAAATTACGTGAGGTATACCCAACTCTTCCGCAAACTTTATTGCGTCCGATGAGTATTTACTTATGACAAAGGTAAGTTTATTAAATTCTTCTGGATAATATTTTTTAAACCTTTTGATTTTAATCTTGCTTTTGTCATCCAGATATCCTTTTACTTCAAACCACTCTTCGGTTTCCGTTAAGTAAAAATCTGGTATATATCCCTTAGTTCCCCTTTTTATTGGAAATGAAAAAACCTTTGGTTCAAATTCAAATTCAATTGAATAAGCCCTGAAGATCCTTGCAATGTTTGCTTCCCAATTAGATCTCATATTTAGGTTTAGATCTTCTCTGAAACCTGACTTCGTATGCCTGTACGCATTACCCTTCGTGTTCTTATCACCAGCAGCAGTAGGAATTACTTTTTTCTTCTTGCCAAATTTAGGCAGTGTTTTTTTAGGAGACCTTGAAAAAAAATAATCCTCTGGGCTTGCACCGACGTTCTTCATCTGATATCCTTTACGGCTGTAAGGTAACGCTAATAAATATTATACTTTATATTTAACAAAAAAACAAGCAAAACAGGAGAAAGTAAAGAAAATGACCATTACAACTACAATTTTCAACAGCATGAGCCAGAATATCAATGATTCTGCAGTAAATGAACTCACCGCTTTTGGTGTAAGCCAGGACGAAGCAGTCAAGTTTGTTCTTGAGTCTGACTTTGACTTGGTTCTTTCAGCTGACGAAAACCCAGTTATCCAGTTCTAATAGATACATTAATTGATATCAGCCCCCTGGGAAACCAGGGGGCTTTTTACTATGCCCTATTAAACTTTCTCAGTCTGACAGCACCAGTAGCACATGCTCCACTCTGAGCGTGGTCGCAGAAAGAACAGACTCTTTCGTTCTTTGTTGGAGAAAAATTAACGTCATTCATTATTGTATTGATTCTATCGATAAGAGAACTCTTAGCAAGTTCCAAATCTTCTTCTGTGTATTCGTGAGATTTGATTCTTCCAGTTCTTAGATAGTGAAGAGAAGCCTTGATCTTACTGCCCGGAAATAACATTGATGCTGCCAATGCATATATACCAAGTTGCAAGTTCTTGTGTATGTCTTTAGCTGCAACCTCACGTTTACCAGTCTTGTAGTCGACGATTTCTACAGTATCACCATTGATATCTACCCTGTCTATGAACCCATTTATAGAATAGTTTCCTAAAACAAAACTAAATCCAAGCTCCTTTTTATGAACATTAAAAGTAGTTCCACCGTACAGGTCAAAGAAGTCATCTAATATAGTTGCACCAGCGTCGAGCAGAACTTGAGGGATCTGGTTGTTGGGGTTGAAAGACTTATTATGCTCTTCGTATTTCTCAATTAAAGAACTATGTTCTATTGGAGTAACGTCTGAAACGTTATCTTCTAATACCGAGTGGATTATATTTCCGAAGAATTGCCGGAGCGTTGAACTGTCTTGGTTCTTTCTTTATGTAAGAAAAAAAATACTTTGATGGGCACATCTCATATGTGTCTATTCTTGAATAACTAAAATCTGTTAAAGTTAGTTTCTGTAGTGGATCTATATCTTCTATTAGTTGTAATTTCATCATTCTCCATCGACATCTTCAGATATCGGCTTTCCTTGTTCGTCACACTCTACACCATCTTCGTTTATAATTTCTCCAGTATGTATATTTTTGTACATACTTTCACCAAATGATCTCCAACCACTATCGCCTATCTCCATGAAATCATCTTCTAAATATGGCCAAGACATAACTCTCCTAATCTACTGAAATAACTGTATTGTTTACCGAATCTATATTGAAATAGTAATTCAATAAACCATATACATCATGTAACTCTTCTTCTGTAGCATAAAAACCAACCACTCCCAGCTGCAAAAAGAAGCTCTGAGTATCTCCACCCTGATCGTATTCAATCAGTTTGACATTGTTTAATAACATTCTACCGTTTTCTTTTCCTAACATATTAATCCTCGTAAATGCTAACTGGGTTCCAGTTTGGATCACCCATCTTGTTTCTCATATCCTTTAGGTACGAATCCCAGTCTCTTTCATCTTCTGACTTCTTTTCGTATCTAACGTTTCCCTTAAATGGATTTGCCTTGAACCTAGACATCAAGACCTTCCCACTCTTTGTCTTCCAGCGGAGAATTCCATTCTTGCAATCACAAAAATCACCGTTGTCCGTATCTATGCATCCGTTAGGGTCATATCTTCCACTGCACTTGTTGCACTTGGTATATCTTCCCTTGTCCTGGCATCTGCTACAAGAAGAGCAATACACCCAACAGTCTTTAGTCGAAGGATTCTTATAGAAGTTTCCAGTTGTCATACTTTCTCCGATAATAATGAGTTCAATTTATCTTTAACTGATATAGAAGTTTTCTTTTTAAATTTAAAGCTTAAAGTTTTTCCGTTTTCTTTGTAAGATAAAAACACATATGAGCCTCCATCTGTTGCATTAATTATAGCATACATCTTTTTTAAAGTCTCTGCACTTATATCTGAATCTACTTTTAGATATATAGGTGTTCCTCCAGAGAAGTTTGAAAGATCTAATTTTTCACAACTGTTTAAAAGTATCTTACTGATTAGGTTCTCTTCATCTCCGTCTTTGTTCACAGCTCCTGTAAGCATAACTACGTCACCGTTTTGGAAGTAGTCATCATCAAACTTCTTTGCTTCTCTAGGAAAGACTATAACTTCAATGTCAGAAGATATGTCTTGTAAATTAAACTTATACATCTTAGCGCCTTTTTTAGTTATCATTTTCTTTGACGAGGAAATGATTCCACCCAAGTTAACTCTAGATCCGGCTTGTAAATCTGCTACTTCTATGATTTCATAATCTATATTCTTAGAAAGAAGATCCCAAACACCATCAACTGGATTCTTGGAAACATATATCCCTAGCTCTTCTTTTTCTTTTTCTAAAATAGTAAGCTCGGTTTGTCTTCCGAAGTCCTGGTCATATACTTCGCTAATTAATTCGTCAAGAGCACCAGCATTAGCTAGGTGTTCAATGGTTGATTTCTTTAGTACCGCTGGACCAGTTCGTCTTAAGAAGTCATGCATCGAAGTGTAAGGGTTGTCTTGATCTCTTGAAGAAAGTATTGCCTCCGATACTGCATAGCCAATTCCGTTGATTGCAGAGAGTCCAAAGATGATTGTTGCTTCATCGATTACGGTGAACTCTTCTACTGACTTATTAATAGAAGGGCTTAAAACTTTTATCCCAAGCTTTCTACAGTCAGAAAGATACAAGGCCAGCTTATCCTTGTTTCCAGTAACAGAAGACAGGAGTGCAGCCATGTATTCCGCTGTATAGTTTGCCTTAAGGTACGCAGTTATGTATGAAATCATCGCATAGCTTGCTGCGTGTGCTCTGTTAAACCCGTACCCACCGAAGTATTCGATATCAGAATATATTTTATTTGCTTTGTCCTCAGATATATCTGACTTCTCCATGCAGCCTTTGACAAACTCTCCTCTGAACAATGCGATCTTGTCCATCAATTTTTTACCAATTACTTTTCTTAAGTCATCAGCTTCTGCTGTACTGAACCCTGCTAGTTCTCTAGCGACTCCCAAAACATCTTCCTGGTAAAGCATGATTCCTAGTGATGGGCCTAACACTTTTTCTAAATTAGGATGATCATATTGAATTGATGACTTTGAATGCTTTCTAGAAATATATAACTTATCCATGCCAGATCCCATTGGGCCTGGACGATACAATGAAATTAGAGCCATGATGTCTTGAACATCTTGTGGTTGCAACTGCACCATTAGTTCACGCATCCCAGTTGACTCAAGTTGGAAAACACCTATTGCATTACCTTTGCAAAGTTCCTGATACGTCTTATAATCGTCCAGGGGTATCTTGTCTACGTCTATCAATATGCCTCTATTTTTATTGACTAACTTAATGCACTCGTCAATCACGCCAAGGTTTCTAAGGCCAAGGAAGTCAATCTTTAATAGGCCGCACTGTTCTACTCTGCCCATGTCCCACTGGGTTATGACAGGGTTGTCAACACCCTTCTTCATGATTGGGAGATAGTCTGTCAGCGGCTCTCTGGATATAACAACCCCTGCAGCGTGCATACCCGTCTGTCTTATGAGACCTTCTAACCCAAAGGCTGTATCTACAATTAGTTTAGAGTCATCATCTGAGTCATACATCTGTCTGAACTCAGGTGTCTCCATGCACTCTGAGAGGCTCTTAGCAACGCCCAGGACAGGCGCAGGGACCAGTTTGGCTATCTTGTCACCACCTATAAAATCGTAGGCCAAAGCGCGTGCTGCATCACGTATGGACTGTCTGGCTCCAGTTTTGTTAAACGTACAAATATGGGCTACTTTATCGTCACCATATTTCTCTCTAGCATAGTTGATTACCTTGTCTCTATGTCTGTCGTCGAAGTCCAGATCGATGTCAGGCATTGACTTTCTACCCTCTACTAGAAATCTTTCAAACATCAACCCAAATTTAAGTGGGTCAAGATTAGTAATGCCCAATGCATATGACAAGATGCTGCCTGCAGCAGAGCCTCTACCCCACCCAACTCTAATGTTGTTAGACTTAGCCCATTGAACTAGATCAGAAACAACCAAGAAGTATTCTGGGTATCCCATTTCCTTGACTACTCTGAGTTCATGCTGAGCTCTATGGAGTACTTCTTCTGGCAACGGGTCTCCGTACTTTTTCTTAAGTCCATCCCAAGCCAATAGATCTAGATGATCATCCGTGTTGGTTCCCTCTGGCAATGGGAAATGTGGGAAGTGAAGATCGCCAAACTTTAAATTGACATCAACCATTGAAGATATTTCTAAAGTATTCTTCAACCAATCTTCAGGGAATACTGTTGCCATCTCATCATAAGATTTTAGATAGAAATTATCTCCGCTAAAAGAGAATCTATTTTCTGTGTTTATATTAGAGTTAGTGGACACGCACAACATTATGTCATGTGCTCTAGCATCTTCCTTATGCACATAGTGGCAGTCACCTGTTGGCACTATCTTTGCACCTATCTTTTGTGCAATGTCAATTAAGCCTTGAGTTATTTTGATTTGTTCAGGAAGACCATGGTTTTGAATTTCAATAAAGTAATTTTCTTTCCCAACAATGTCTTGCATCTTTGCGGCTGACTCTAGGGCAAACTTGGTGTCACCTCTCAAGAGGGCTTGAGCCACTTCACCATTGAGACATCCGGACAAAACTATTAAGCCAGAAGAGTGTGCTGCAATTAATTCGTGATCAATTCTTGGCTTGACATAGTATCCCTCTAGGTATGACTTAGAAGATATCTTGATAATATTATGATAACCTTCGTTGTTCTTAGCCAGAATAGTTATGTGGTACGGGCCACGTTGTTCCCATTCATTTTTTGCAGGGCCTGATCTTTCTTCTTCGTCTCTATCAAATCTAGTTTTTCTAGCCTGATAAAATTCAGAACCAAGTATTGGCTTAACCCCTGTTGCCACTCCAGCGTCGTAGAAGTCTAACCATGAGTGTATATTGCCATGATCAGTGGTGGCTAGTCCAACCATTCCTAGGTCCTTTGCTTTCGCAAAGTACTGTTCTACCTTCCCGTGCCCGTCTAGCATGGAGTAGGTTGTATGATTGTGGAGGTTAGTCCAATTCTTCAATTAGATTCCTCTTTCTCTGTCTGAACCGTTAAGGGAGTCGTCTCTGGTTTCTCTGTACGTTATTATAACTACACCTCCGCAGTATTTACAGGTAACTGCTTTGCCCTCTTGGGCAAATGGGCTGTTCTCCATATATCTCATTGGTTGATCTGATTTACATTCGGAGCACACTCCGATTACGTCATCTGGATTTCTTATGTTCATACTTAATCTTCCTTTTTGGTCGTCTTATATGCGTATCTTATTGGTGATGGCGAAGACTTTTCTGTAGTCTCAACATACTTGTTCCCAATCTGAGCCCATTTGTTTTTCTTTTCCAAATTACATTCACCACAACCTACACCCACAGAGTTAGCTCGTTCGCATGTGTATGGTCTTCCACCAATGCCCATCTGTCTTCTCTTAATCCAATCATTGATATGAGCAGAAGACTTTTCAAAATTGTAATCATGACAACAACTTAAAATCTCATGGAGATATTTGATTGAATCTTCCGTGTAGGTCAAGATAGAACAGAGGAATAATCTAGCTTCATGTTCAAGGTAATGGCTTTCTTCTGCTTGCTCATGCAATCGTTTAATGGCGCTGCAGTTGTGTATCAATGCTTCTTTATCGAATACCTTTGCTGACGGTGCTAATGTTTTGAAAGCTTTTGAACCATACTTGTTAAAGTAGTCTAAAGGGTTATCTTTCTTCTTAGAATCTTCTTCTAGGTTATAGATATTTTCTCTGTACCATTCATTTGCTTTGTAACTAAAAATCTGCTCAGCTACATCTAGTGATCTTTTTTGTGATGCATACTCTTTAATAACGTCAAACTCTTCGTAGGCGTAATTCTTTTCACCATTAAACGGATTTAAAAGTGTCTTGTAAAGCTTTGTATCCTGATGAATAGACCCAGGTAATCTCCACATTCTTCTAAGATCATACACGCTAAAGTCTAAGCTTGTCAATGACAGCTTCTTGACCATATCTGTAGCTATATATCTAAATATCTTTGGCAGGTTGTTGCCTGGGCTTATGCCAAGGGCGATTGGTTCACACTCTATATGAAAACCTTTTTTACCAGTAAAGTAAACAAGTATTGATTCAGCTGGAACATACTTCAATAAATGTTCGTATAACTTAATACAATCTTGCTGAGCGATACCAAAATCTTTGTTGTCAATATCAAAATAGAGTGGACCCAACCTACTAGCTTTTGTAAACTCTGCGGTGTCGTAGGCAAATACTGAAGTGTATATGCCTATATTGTTATTCTTTTCGGCATAGTCTGGAACTTCCTCAAGGGAAATAATTTTGTCCTTATCTCGTATAACTCTTTCTAGAGATGGAACATATCTAGCCACCTCGTATAGGCTCCAGTTAGATAGGAATTTATTATCTTTATTAATTTTCATTTAATCTGAGTTTTTCCCTCGGCGTCTTGAATACGCCACAAAACCTTTCTTGAATTAATATTGATTGAGTCCGAGTGAGTTCTATAATATATAGATTCCTCAATATAATACTCTAGTTTTTTAGCAATTGTAAATCTTTTTAAGAGAATATTATCTGTGTCGGCGTTAAACATTCCATCTATCTTCTTTTATATCTTTACCATCAACAACATAGTCTACCTTAGACGCAACATTGTCTGCGATATGAACGATCATATCCAGGTATGTGACCGGACTAGTCTCAGGAACTGGTGACCATGGTCCCAAGTGACAGCGAACTAATCTAAGTATAGATTGTACGATATCTTCAGCTAGATACAAGGTAGATGATTGAGACTCTGAAGCAAACTTCCTATCTTCGTCTTGACACTTTTTAACAAACTGTCCAACGGTATATGGATGCATTGGGTCATAAGTAAATTTTGTGTCATCTCCATACCTATTCCCCTTTTTGATATCATGGAGTAGCACGGCAGCAAACACCATGTCTTTTTCTTCGTCAGTTAAACCATATGACTCTGCAAGTATTTGGGCAACGCGCATCACTCTCTTGGTATGGAGCACATTGCCCCCTTCTCCATGCTCGTCTTTTGGATGGTACTTACCAGAAAAGCTCGACGGCATTAGCCAAAAATCAGTCGATCTTACTAAGATTGATCTAACAAATGAGCTTATGTTTTCGTCCTCTATCAATCCTATCTCCTCAAGTAAAGGTTCTAGAATTACATCTTCTTCTTTAATCTGTGAGAGCACAGGTTTTTCTGCAAGTATCTCATCTAGAATATCTTTCTTAGCCATTGTCTTTCTCCTTTTTTGCCCATAGAACCCACTTTGAACAAGGCTTATCATAAGGACACACCTTGCAGTATGCTGTAAGCCCTCTTCTAGATGGGAAAATCTTTTCATCATGCAGTGAATCACACCAGTACTTTAGAGCTTCTATATCAGCTTTCTGCACAACAACTTCGTTGAACCCAGACTTTTGATTCATTAAATCAAAGTAGCCAAATTTGGTGTCTTTTATTCTATCGCCAAACTTATTAAAATAACCAACATGCATGAGGGCAAAGTCAATTACGTAACTATTCTCAAACTTTAGCTTGTGATTGAATACCCATTTAACAACATAGACCTTACCGTTTTTCTTATATACAAGATCAAACATGTCATTGACACCAATGTTTGGCGTTACTGGAGCTGTGTATTCAAGACCTATACCCATAGGAATGATATCTGGATCACTAAAGTTTTCTACCATCTCTAACAGAACTGCTGCAGCTTTGCTAGTCAAGCTTGCCATGTTGCCATACAGGCTTTCATGCTGTTCGTGGACAATGTCGTAGGGCGTAGTGTCCTTAGGAAACCAAAGCTTTTCCCACTTGTGTAACAGTGAGGCATAGGACGGTGTGCGTCCATTTTGTTTTTGATAAAAGAAATGATTAACAATTGCTTTAATTGTAGTTTCAAACTTAAGTGAATTTAATTTTCTTTCACCTATTGTTTCTGGCAATTTCTCAAGGTGCCTAAAATCATATAGTCTTTCACATGTTTGGAAATCTTTTAACTGTTGTGTTTCTATTTGTATCATATTTTCCTTAGAGTATGTTTATGCTCTCGATTAGTTCTTTAATATCATCAGCGTTGACTATCTTTGAATAGGACTCACTTGTTATTGGTTCATACTCCACATACTTCTTATGCTGATCTACGTACTTGACCAATGGAGAATTGTATGTGTATGTTGAGCCAGTAATTCTGTTCTTAGGAATTTGCAACTGCATTATGTTTTCATCTTCAGAATCATCTCCACTGATTAATTTCTTTTCAGTGATGAAGATAGTTACAGCACACTTCTGCTGGATCGAAAGTGATCCTCCAGTATCAGACTGCTGTACTACTTCTCTTCTTTCTTTCATTCTGTTCGAGTTTTCTTGAGCTGTAATTATTAAAACACAATCCATGTCTCTTGCAAGTTTTTCTAATCTAACCATCATTTCTTCGAACTCACCCCAACGTGGCTTACCCTTTCCGCCTTTGGTAAACATCGATTGTATTGTGTCAATAACAATAACGTCCGGGACAAGTTCTGAATGACCCATTATACTTCTAAACCACTTTTCTAAGTCCTCAAAGTATGGGGTGTCTGGGTCATGCTTTACCATGAATCTATCTCCCCATTCATCTAGCTTTGCTTTAAACTTAGCTAAGTTTTGTGCCTTCTCTTTGTCGCTCCAATTAGCTGCTTCAGCGTAGACGTTTTTCTCAATGATCTGGGTCATGAGTACACGCTCCCAGTGCGGAACAGCTTCCTCAAAGTTAACGTACAAGACTTTGTATCCTGTGTCTGCCCAATGATTAATTAGGCACTTTGCAAATGTGCTTTTACCCTTGCCCGATGGAGCGATTATGGCATGCACTGCTCCTCTAAAGAAGCCACCATCGTCGGTATAGCCCATAGCTCTATTGAGGGACTTGTATTGTGTCGGCAAAAAGCTTGGGATTTCTAACAGGGAAGCAGCTCTTTTTGAGATATCATTAGCGGTAGCAACACTGTCAAGTGGGTTAAAATTTAAATCATTTTCTAAGTTCTTTATCTCTGCAGTTATCTCAGAGATTCTTGCTACATCTTTATTATTCTTCTCACCCTTTTGGACAAGCAAGATTTGCAACTCTTGGAGTATGTCCAGCTGCTTTCTTTTATTAGCCTTATGCTTTAGCAGCTGAGAAATAGATTCATGATCTGATGTTTCTAGATTCAGAATAGCATTGATCATTGTATCTACACCAGAAGATCCACCAAGAGCTGCATGGATATCTGTTTCAGATTCTAACCAAGACTTAAATGCAATTGGTTCTACAACCTCACGCTTGGTTGCATGAAAATAAGACAGCATTGCCTTATAGAACTCATGTATCCCAGACTGCCCATGTATTGCACCTACAACTTCGTCTGGCAACTGTGCATCAAAGTATGCTATCGAACCTGGGTTCTTGAATGACAGAGCAAAAACTTGGTATTCAATTGGATACTCTTGTTTATCTTCAGTTTGGTTTTCTGTCATTTTTACGCTTTTCTTTTAGCTCTTTGTATATGGCTTTTTTCTTTTCAGAATTGTTCTTCTTGGCTATCTGATAAGTCGGGTTATCTTTAATGCTCTTTCGCTTCTTAACCGTTGGCTCTGTGCCAGTAGTCTTGATCGCGGTAAGTATTCTATCATAAACTGACTCTTCAGTAAGCTTATCGTCGTACCTAAAAACTACAAGTGCAATACCTTGTTCTTCACAGAGTTGTATTTTTCTTAGATCTCTTTTTTGAGCTTCTAAAAAATCATCTCTTGTATCAAAGAATCTTTCTGTGTATTGAAAGTGCTGGATGCCGTGGAACTCTGCACCCAACTTATATTTAGGACAGTACACATCCAGTTTAAGTCTTTCACCCAAGTGATATTCATTAACTATTGTTTCGTTAGGCAAAAGCTTTTGCATTATGCTTGTTAACACAGTCTGACCCTTAGACATCTTGCGTCTATGGTCTTTTACCCAACCTAAACCAAGTCTAGTTATAGCCTTGTTAAGTTGTTCACTTGTTATAAACAATTCTTCTGCAACTTTTGCTATAGACTTGTCAGTCTCAAACAGCAGATTAATTATCTTTGCATTTAAATTGGCGTAAGCCTTATTGTCTCGCTCTGTCATTATTTTTTGCCAATGCTCTAGCTACAGTTAGGGTTCTACCCAGGTCAATAATTGACATGTCTGTATTGTCCCAAACTTGTACTGCTAAAGCAGCGCTTAACATTGGGCAATCAAAGATGCACAGGTCGTATTCACCCTTATGTGACTTTATCTCTTCTGTAATAGATTCTATTCTAGAGTAGAAGTCATTATAGGGAACTTGAATAAACAAAGAATCAGGAGAAAAATACTTTCCTATATAATTTTGATTCTGAAAAGATACAACAATAGCTTTTGTATTCTTGAAGTACCAAGAAGTAAAAGTCTTGAATACATCATAGTTATTATTGATGTAAAGCTCCAAGAAAGCTGGATCGTAAAATTCAACACCTTTTATATTAAGGCTTGCTAGCTTATCCATGCTTGAAAGCATTAGATCTTTTTGTACGGCCTTGATGAAATTAGGATCCTTCTTTTGCATGCCGTCAGAAAGAAGCTTGACAAAGTTCTTTGGTGGCTTCTTTTCTCCTTTTAGTTCTCCAGTCAAAGTAAAGATTGCTGATCTTGTATATGTTACAAAAGCAAACTTCTCTTTTCTTTCCAACATTAAGGACACTTTTTTAATTGTTTCTACTGCGTTATGTGATTTCATATTCCGAAATTTCCCCAAGTTATAAGAGTTGGATTAGGATCTACTATTGACTCGATATGTTTAATGTTGTGGAACTCGCCTTTATCTAAATTCATATATCTTGTATGCTTTAACTCTTTATCTATATCTCTAGTATAGCCTAGATGTTGCATAACAAGACCTGAATGAACCCAGTAATTTCTTCTTCTTATATCTTCTACGACATAAGTAGGTTCTGAACCACAAGCTAATTTTCTGTCTAAGAATTTTCCACCATTCTTAAATCTAAAAATTCTAGAACTATTATTTGGTGCCCAAAGCTTATCTACTCTGTATTGAGTATCATTCCACATGTGGTAGAAGCGAACGTTTACTACGTCATATGGGGACTGATCAAGAACATGTTTAACGGATACAGTATTTATATCCTTTGCATCATAAAGCATCTCGTCACAGTCAATGGCTATAATCCAGTCACCTTCTTGAGCGTGTTGTTCCAAATTGGACCAAGCTTTTGCTCTTAAGGCCCCTTCGTTAACCGTAAAAAGTGGTTCTTCATTCACATATACGTGTGCATACAATGCAGCTATTTCTGCTGTGTCATCTTCTGAGCAGTCGTCAGTGAAGACTATCTTGTCTACCTGCTGCTTAAGTCTTTCTAGCACTTCTTTTAAGTACTTGGAAGATTCATTTCTTCCAACCATCTGAGCTATTATCATAAAACTCCAAAAATAATGTGGGGCTGAAGGTTAGTCCAGCCCCACAGATTAATAAATTACTCGCCCAACTTTTCGATTTGCTTGCGTGCTTCTACTGAAGAAATACGCTCAATATCAGTTGATTGGAACAAACGCTCACCAGTTACACCACGACGATTCGAGGCAACCTTCTGTGCTTCTTCTTTGTTCTTAGCCTTTACCAATGTTGTTGTAACAACAGCAAAGTAATTGAATTTGTTCTCTGGCATTTTATTTCCTTTTATTTATTGGATGGATATGTATTGGATATATATTCTACAGCTTCTTCTAGTGTGTCTGCAAGTTTTGTAGCAAGAAATTTAAGATATTTTCTATGCTGCAAATCTTGGTGCGCCCAAACAATTATTGGTTGATTGTTGAAGTGTGCCCAGGTCATTTCGAAGTCTGTACCTATGTATGCTCTATAAAGTAATCTATATTCTACTAAAATAATGTCACAGCTTTTTTGCAAGAAGAGATTTTTATCTACTATTTCTTTTGGTTCAG